CTCCGGATCCTTTTCATCGGTATATAGTTCAATATGGAGCTCTTCAAAAGCCGCATACACCACGTTATCCGCCGAAAAGTTATCCGATCCCGGAAACAGAAAACAGATGAATGGCGGTTCCGGAGCCTCTCCCTCAGCGAAATGATCATAGGCATAGGGAATATTAAGCTCCGACAGCATCTCCATCACTTCTTCATGACTCATCCCTATCCCCCTTTCTTCAGATCATTCTCAATATCCCGCATCAGCTGCTCCATCCCTGCCTGCTCCGCCGGTTCGATGTGCGGAAAAGCCCTTGTCCTTCCGCCGCCCCGCTTCGCATGCCCGAATTCCAGCAGATGCGTCAGCTGGTACCGGTTCTTGGAATGCACCACCACCTGGATGGAATCCGACGTTTCCTTCGTCTTCTTCACCGCCCAACTTTTGGAATACTTCCCCGTCTTCTTCGGAGCCGTACTCTCGATCTGCTCCTTCACCTTCTTCCCTGCGTTCTGAACATCCTTTTTCAGGTCATCCGTGGCAAGCTTCGCATACTCTTCCAGCCCCTTCATCACTGCATCCGCCAGCTGATCGATCCTGACTGTCTGTGTACTCATCGCCGCTCCTTCCTGCAGGTGAATTTCAGGCTTTTTTTCTTGAAATTCATGTGATCGACATTCACGATATTGTAGATCTCCCCCATAAACATCACTCTGTAATGCGTGGAGTCGATCGCCGCGGCCTTTGCACAATACCGCACCGTTACCGTCATGGAAAAATCCTCAACCGTAGTCCCGCCAACCTCTTCTTCTTTTGAACTTGCAAGCCCCTCTCCCCCGATCGTAGCAAAGCAGGTATAGTAATCCGTCCAGGCATTCTTATGGTTCCCGTACTTATCAACCGAAGCGGTATTCTTCTGAAAAGTCACCTTTGACCTCATAGCCGCTACTTCCATCAGAATCCCTCCTTACGGCTCCCGAACAGAAGAGCCCGGAGAGTCAGATCCATCGCGTGATGATCCGCTTCTTCCCGGTGCTCATACAGATAAGCCACCGTAAACATCACAGCAATCTTCCCGTTCGGGCAGTCTTCCAGATCATGCTCATCATCCGTCCGCAGGATATCCATGCACTGCTTCTCCGCTGCCGTTATGAAGTTTCCCAGTAAAGAATCATCATCTTCGAAATCGATCCTCAGATAATTCTTCATCTCTTCCACTGTTACGATCATGTCTCTGCCGGAGCCTCCATCATCCCTGCATCCACAAGTGCATCAATCAGGTTGTTAAAAGCCACCACCTGATCCTCAACTTCCGTACTGGCCGGATACGGTACATTCATTGCAAACATATCCGGATAAGCGCAAAGCCTTCCCTGCTCATCGTAGTAGACACCCTCTCCGAGTCCCACGCCGCCCAAAGGCTCCATGTTCAGCTTCCCGTTTTCATCCACGCTCAGATGTGATCCGATCTTTACGGCTCCAAGCGTATCCGCGGCAGCAACCGGCACCTGAGGCTTCATGGAATCCGGCATATTCACGATCCTCGCTCCCTCACCGAATTCCAGGGTACCGCCGATCACGGTCTTTTCACCGCCCTGCTCCGTATAATTCTTCGCATTGTAATCCATCGCGCACCTCCCTTAGCCATCCGAAACCATCTGCCCAGTGGTCTTCATATTCTGCAGGATCTGGTACAGCGTCCAGTAAACATCGCCCTTGTTCCCGCTGGCATTCGCCACATGATCGGTCTGCCGGTTTATCATGCACCACAGCTTCCCGTCAAATTCCTGAATATAAAGCCCTGCCCCGGTCAGCACACCGCCCAAAGGCTGTGCAGATAATACTCCGTCCTCGGTGATATCCAGACCATCCCCGACGATCACTCCTCCGGCAGTCTCCGCATCCGCTGCAGGTATCAGTTCCTCAATCGGGAGTCCCTTCACTTCAGCGCCCTCAGCGAATTCCAGGACACCACCGATCACAGTCTTTTCACCGCCCTGTTCTGTATAATTCTTTGCGTTATATCCCATCCTGCACCTCCTAACTTGCCTTCATCAGACCCACGCCGACCATCTCCTGTATCAGCAGATTGATGGATGCGATCAGGTTCTCCAGCGTAGCCTCGGTGATCTTCGGAATGTTCGCCATCCTTCCGGTAATAATGCAGTTCAGTGTCAGATATTCCGGATCGATATACAGGCCGCGTCCAAGCTCCACACCGCCAAGCTCCGTTCCGCCAAGGATGTATCCGTAAAGCACCCCTTCATGGATACCAACACCGCTGCCAACCTTGATCAGTCCAAAGTTGTTTTTTGAAGCAACCGGCAGTTCCATCTCCGGCATGTTCACAACCCGTGCATCCTCGGTAAACTCCATCGTCCCGCCGATCACAGTCCTCTCACCGCCCTGCTCCGTATAATTCTTTGCGTTATACTCACTCATCTCATACCTCCTCGAAATTTGTTGAGACAAGACCGGATCATACATTCAGCACGAGGACCGTGTCGAGCCGTCGGCGCTTAGCGAGCAGGCCGCTTCTTCACAAACGGCCGCTCTGCGAGCTTAGCGTCCGCTACGAGCGAGACCCGTGCGCAAGCTGAGTCCGAGTGCGAATGTATGTCCGGTCGAGCTTTCAACAAATTATTAGTGCTTCATCTTCAGAAGCTGAATGCCCTCAGGCAGGATCACCTTGCCGTCCACACGCTCCGTTGCCACATAACCGATCTGGCCATTGGTAGCATACAGCTCATTCAGCCTCTGCACGGTACGTCCTGCACGATCCCCGATCCAGTAATTCTTGAAATCACCAAACGCAATAGTATACGCATCCGAATCCATCACCGGCGCATAAGGCGAAGTGTACAGATCGTAGCCCAGCAGCTTATCCGGCTCCCCGGCCTGCAGAGAAGGCTGCCACAGGTACACACCGTTGCCATCCTTCAGCTTTCTGATATAGGAAATGGTCGCATCGTTCATCAGGAACTTCGCATTTCTCCTGTAGGGAGCCTTCAGGGAATACACCAGATTGATCAGCTCATCCGCAGTGATCGCATTGTTAGCCGCAGCCGTCACTCCGACCTGGCCACCCGATGCTGTAAAGATACCTGTAGGCTGACCGCTGCCGGTACCAACACAGAAGGCCTGCTCCTCCGCAATACCAAAGGCTCTCGCGAACTCATTGGCGATGTACTGCTCCAGCGGGAACGCCGCATCCTGAAGCAGTTCCACGCTCACACGGATCAGATCCGTCAGCTTGTAAGCATCGATCACCTTCTGCCCAAAGGTAGGATTGCTCTCGGTGAAATCATCGTTCTCTGCCGTCCATGTTGCCGCAGAATGACCCACCGCAACAGGAATCTTGCGGTCATTCTGCGTAGTGATCACCTTTGCCAGGGAACGCACCACATTCGCCTCATCCAGCCCCGTGATGACATCCCTCTCAAACTCCTCAGGAACCAGATACCCACCGTCCTGATCGGAGCTCTCCGAAAGAACATTATGGATCGGGTTCTTGCCACGAAGATGTCTTCCGAAATCCTCCTTGTAGGCATTGGAAGCTCTCCCCTGCTTCTCCGCCTCATGTCTCTCAGGCTGTGCAGTAATGGGCTGATTCACGGGCTTGTTCAGCTCCGCCTCCATAGCATCCCTGCGCTCCATGCGCCTGATCTCGTTGGAAAGATCATTCAGATCCTTCTCCATTGATGCATAGGTGGCATCATCCTCAGATGAAAGCACACCCTTGTCGTTCCTGTGGGTATCCAGAAATCCCTCCATGGTATTCCACAGCTTTGCTCTCTTCTCTCTCATCTCTACAATAGTCATGATCTTTTTCCTCCCATTAAATATAGTTTTTGATAGTTTCAAGACGGGCTTTCAGTTCATCCACCGAACGTCCCGCCACTTCCACAGTTTCTTCAGTCCTGGCATCCTCCGCCTCAACTGAACTCACACTTGTTGCATCTCCCGCAACTTTTCCTTCCGAACTTGCATCTCGTGCAGCTTTTCTTTCCAAACTTGCGTCTGACGCAAATTCATCCACACGATTTGCGTCTCGTACAATATCCGTAACAGCCATTCTTCCTGTTATCCCTGATTTTTCCTTCCTGGCACTTGCGTCTCCCGCAACTTTTCTTTCCGAACTTGCGTCTCGCGCAAATCTCTTCTCATTACTTGCATTTGATGCAAATCCTCCCGTTTCTTTTGCGTCTCGCTCAACCTCTCCGTCTGAATTTGCGTCTGGCGCAACACCAGCCTTCGCAGAGATCTTATTCATAAGCGCCGCCTGCACACTCTTTCTTGAAAATGCATAAGCCGGAATCTCAGCTGCAGTCTTCTCATCTTCGAGAACACCATCCGCAAATCCCAGCTCCACGGCTTTGTTTGCATTCATCCAGGTCTCCGCATCCATCAAGCGCGAAAGCTTATCCCTCGTTAGCGAAGTCTTGATCTCGTAAGCATTGATAATGCTTTCCTTGACCTCATCCAGCATCGAGATTGCTTTCTTCATATCCTCATGGTCGCCCATCGCAATCGTCGCAGGATTATGGATCATCATGAGGCTTGTGGGTGCCATCAATACCTCCGTCCCTGCCATCGCGATCACGCTCGCCGCACTGGCTGCAATCCCGTCGATCTTGACCGTCACATCACCCTTGTAATCCATCAGCATCGTATAGATCTGGCTTGCCGCAATACAGTCGCCTCCGGGCGAATTGATCCACACCGTGATCGGACCGGAACCTGCAAACAACTCCTCCTTAAACATCGCAGGCGTGACATCATCATCGAACCAGCTTTCTTCAGCAATCGTTCCGTACAACTCCAGTTCCCTGGCTCCGCCGGTATCACTCTCGCCGGATCCGCCGTCCGCCTGATTCTTCCACGCCCAAAACTTCTTCGTCTGACTCATTCGGTTCTTCCTCCTTTCCCGCGTCAGTGTAAGCCGCCCCAGCCAACTGAAGCGGAAGCATATTTCCGTTCACCAGATACAAGTCCCCGCCGTCCTCAGCAGGTATCCGGTCAAGATTCTCCAGCTCTCTGATATCATTTGCAGACATCCAGCCGTTCTGCCTTGCCGTCGCATATCCGTTCATCCTGCTCTGGTAATCACCTCGCAGGAGCCCATCCACGTTGAACTTGAAGAAATACCGCTTCTTCTCATCCGGAGTAAGCAAAGCCCGAACCATTGCCTGTTCCCATCTGCTCACCCAGGGATCCAACATATACTTCACAAACTCCAAGGACTGCTGCTCAATGTTATTGAAGCTGGACTTCTCCAGATCCCCGATCATATGCGGCGGTACACGGAAAATTCTCGCGATCTCATCGATCTGAAACTTCCTTGTCTCCAGGAACTGTGCCTGCTCCGGCGAAATGGAAATCGGAGTATATTTCATTCCCTCTTCCAGAACGGCAATCTTATTGGCATTCCCGCTTCCGCCGAAGGTCGCCTGCCAGCTCTCCCTCACCTTACTTGGATCCTTGATCGTACCCGGATGTTCCAACACACCGGAAGGAGCTGCACCGTTCGCAAAGAACTTGCTGCCGTATTCTTCCGTAGCAATCGCAAGTCCGATAGCATTCTTCGCCATCGCGATCGGGCTGTAACCAACCAGACCATCAAATCCCAATCCCGGAATATGCAGAACATCCGAAGGCTGAAGCTTCACCGTCCGTCCGGGCTTATCAGTACCTTTTCTTCCGTTTACATCATCTGCATCATTCACCGTGTATTCGTAGTAAAGCCGTCCGTGCTCATCACGATCCACCTTCATCCGATCCGGCATCAGCGGATACAATGCAACCACTTCGCCTTTACCGTTCCTGATAATCTGGCTATAGGCGTTACCCCATAAAAGCAGGTGAGTCATCAATGTCTCTCGAAATATGAACGAAGTCATCTCCGGATTAGGCTCATCGTGGAGCAAAAAATAAAGCGGGTGTTCCACCGCTTTCTCTTTACCGCCATCATCGGTATATCTGTAGAATTGTAATGGCAGGCTTGCCACCGCCTCGGACAGGATCCTCACACAGCAATACACCGCCGTCATCTGCATCGCAGAGCGCTCCGTAACAAACTTTCCTGCAGATGTACCGCCAAGAAAGAAGCTGTATGAGCTGCCTGCCGTTCTGTCTGTGGGCTTATCCCTACTCCTGAAAATACCACTCAATAATCCCATATCAGTTATCTCCTTCCAGTGTTTGGTTTATGGCTTCGATGATCACAATGAAGCCAAGCAATGATATCAAAATCATGATTCCCTCCATCGTAAAACACCGCCTCATCCGAGAATCAACAAACCGCGGGATTCATAAACACTCTCCTGCGTTTCCACATGATTCCTGATACAGCGATCCAGTGCCATGATCGCAGCAACAATTCCGTCTATCTTCTCCTTTGACCGGGCTTTCGTGACCTTGATATTTCCAGCCGGATCCGTATCAACTACCACGTTACCAGCCATCCATCTCAGTACCGGATTCCCGCCATGGATGATCTTGCCCTCCATCAATAGCCGATAAAAGTCTTTCGTCGGACCAGACATACTGGCAAACCCCTGTCCAAACGGAACCATCGTAAATCCGTCACCTTCGAGGTTCTGGATCATCTGTGTTGCATTCCATCTGTCTACTGCGATCTCCAGAATGTGGTATTTCTCAGCCAGGTCATTTATGAACTGCTCAATGAAGTCATAGTGGATCACATTGCCCTCGGTCGAAAGCAGGTACCCCTGTCTCTCCCAGATATCATAGGGAACAGATGCGGCCCTCACTCTCTGCGGTATCGTTTCTTCCGGTACCCAGAAGAACGGAAGCAAATTATACTTCTCATCCGTATCCCTCGGTGGAAACATCAGTACCAACGCCGTGATATCTCCCGTACTCGACAGATCCAGCCCGGCATAACAATCCCGTCCCAGAAGAGAATTCATATCGATCTCTTCTGCACCCTTCATAAAGATTGCGTCTGGGATCCATGCCA